GTGTCCCTTGATTCACCATTAATATACATTTGGGCATTCCCATTACCATCAGAGGTAACTAAGATATGATACCAATTATTTATTGTAATAGCTGATGTTGATGTTGAACCTATAGGTTTCCAACTAGTATTGTTGTTTTGTTGTCCTAAATAAAAGTAATAAATCCCACTACTATATCTTACTTGGAATTGATATTCACGAGTACCATAAGAATAATTAGCTTTGCACATAATGTTATGCTCTAGCACACCCGCATTGCCAGTTGGCTTAACCCAAGCCTCCCAAGTAGCAACAGCATCTGTAAACGAATAAGCATCATTATCTGGTACTATCATGTAATCATCTGTGCCGTCAAAAGTAGGCTGCCCAGTTGAATCAAAAGAGACATTAGATACATCTATGCTAGTAGTTCTTTTTAAGTCTATTAGAGAGGCTGTGGATGAACGTGTACCATTTACAAAAGGTGAAGGTGTTCCTGATTCAATTTGTGCATCAAATAAAACTACAGAGCCGTTAACAGGCAAACTTATATCTAGAAACCTAAATGTGCTATTATAAGTGCTTCTTGCACCGTATATGTGAATTCTATTTGCGCTACCGTATGATGCTTGTGTGAAACTAGTATTTGTAGTGTCGCACCAATCTAAGTGTATATAACCGCCTGCATTGAGTTCTTCGTAGGACACACTGCACCCGTAATACTGACCATCAACTAAATCATTAACATTAGCATATACACGTATAGTAGTACCTCCCGTGCCGTCATTTACAAATCTATACTTACCGTTGCCTAGGTCTGTTTTTGTTACGTTGTAATATATATCTGACCTTACATCTAAACTTTGTGCGCCGCTGCTAGTAAGTAAATTTGTAGTGCTTTTACCGGGGTAAAAACGTGTGGGTGTTGTATTGTCTGCAATTCCGTATCCAGTATCATAACCGAATACTAATCCGTCATTAACTGAATTTGGTCCTCTATGTATTCCCATATTATATTGCTCTTACTAATGATTTAACACTCCAGTTGTCTGAAGTTGTAGTAGCTCTCAACCTCATGTTGGTTCCAGATATATCTACAGCTAAAGTAACATCTGATGTATTGCCTAAGTCAACAGTTGATGTTTCTGTGAATTCTACGTTTGTTCCGTCATGACAAGAGTATACCGTTCCTGCTCTTACGTTAGTTCCGTTTTTAATTACGAAGTCAAAGAAGACTGCTGTATAAGTTCCTTTCTGTACTTGAGTAATTGTTTCTGTTCCTGTATCTACATCGGTGTTGCTTTCATTTTTTATTAAAGCGTCGTCAATTATTACAGCAAGCGTATCAACTATTGAAAAAGTAGCCGTAGAGCCTGTTAAAGCTCCTGTTAAAGTTCCTCCAGCCTTTGGAAGAGCAGCGTCTGCTGTTGTTCCCTGCGCTGCAGTAGCATAGGTATTAGCTGTTACACTAAACGATGTACCCGTAAGTGTTAATCCCGTACCAGCGGTATATGTAGTATTATCGTTAGCTGAAGTTAATGTTGTACCACTATAGCTTAACCCTCCAGCAAGCGTAATGCTTTCTCCTGCGGTTACATCAGTACCACTTAAAGACACTACAACATCTGATGAACTAAATGTTTCAGACGTTAAGTAAGAAGGGTCAGTTGCCGGAACCCAAGAAGGAGTAACATCAGCATTATCTGCAACACCATCTAGCTTAGTCTTGAGCGTAGTGGTAAAGTTCTTTTGACTTAATTCACCGTCACCTACAGTTAAATTACCAGAATGGTATACAGTATAATCTGTTGTAGATACCCCAACGCGGAACTTCATTCCGTTTATGTTTGGTGTATTAAATACTAAGTGGTCATCCGTATCATTAGAAACACCAATAATCAGCTCGTTAGATTCTCCAGTTGTGCCAGTACCATAAGAATGAAACTGTATAAAACCAAAGTCTGATGCGTGATTAATGTTTGTGCCATCTTTTTCAGACTCAAAGAAAATCCCGCTCCTACCAACACTGTTTCCTTTTAGTACAATGTTATCCGCTCCTGTTTTATAATTAGATGCAGCTGCATATGTGCCTCTTGAAAGACTTCCGGAAATTGTTAAACCACCAGTCATAGTCCCGCCCGCTAGTGGTAAACCACCCAAAGAAGATAGAGTTTGGTCGCCAGTATTAACCCCAGATAAGTTGCCTATATCGGTTTTATCTTGAGCAGATAGTCCGTGGTCTCCCCATCCGTATGCAGTGTTCCAGTTGCCTGAATTACCCCCTGTAGCAGTAATAGAAGCGGGAATCGTAAGAGCGCCAGTTGCACGGTTATAACTTAGATAAGAATCTGCTCCAAAATAACCTCTGAGGTTATCTGTTCCAGTTCCTTCGTCCAATGCAAGTCTTTCATGTACCACATTAGTGTTGTAGTTATTTGAATGCCAAGTCTTGACCGCTGGAACACCGTCATCATTTATAAAGAAATTAATAAAATTCGAACTAGTCCCTCCTATAAAAGTGTTGTTAACATACCATGTACCATTCTGATTCCAGAAAACAGCAACAGCAACTTGGTCAGTTCCCGTGCCTGATATATGACCTGTCATTCTATACCCTCCACCAGTCTCCAGAGCGTTACCAGCGCTCGTGATTAGTCGGGCAGAATTTGTCTGACTAACAGAATAAGTCCTACCCCATTCTTCCCTGTCAACTACTCCAGCTTGAGTTATTTTACCATTGACAGTTAAATCTCCTGTAATAGTTCCGCCGCTAGTTGATAAAGCACCCAACGAGGATAGAGTTTGGTCGCCAGTATTTGTACCCGACGATGAACCAGAAAAGTTAGTTGCTGTAATATTACCATCAGCATCCACATCACCGTAAAACTTAGCGTCTTGGTTTTTATCTATATCAAACGCTTTTGTTAATGCCGTACCGTTATTTGTTTCAATTCTAAAATATCCAGTATCTGAATTTGAATCGTGCATACCACCACCTATTTTAACTAAATCATAGTTATTAGGGGTTGTGTTGTCATCAAAGTTAGAAAGCAGTATATACGATGTAAGATTATCTGTGGCATAAGACTGCCCATTTCTTGCCCCTCTAATTCTAATGCCAGTGTCCGCTCCACTGTTAGCAGAGTTTTCTATATCAAGAGCAACACCATTATACTCTATACCTAGAACTCCAGTCATTGAATCACCACTAACTGCTACAAAGCTTGTAGCGGCTGACGTTGCAGCAGTACCTAAACCAAGGTTAGTACGAGCATTTGCAAGCTCTGTAGAGCTAAGACTTTGATTGTTTACATCAATACGCAGTCTATTGCCTAATGCAGTAGACATCGTGGTGCTAAAACTTGCATCGTCTCCAAGAGCAGCAGCAAGCTCGTTAAGCGTGTTTAATGCCGCAGGCGATGAATCTACAAGGTTTGAGATTTGAGTCCCTACATAAGATTCTGTTGCAACAGCATTACCGTCTATTTTTACAGTTCCAGCAGTATCTAAATCAATACTTAACTTTTTCTGACCAGCGCCTATAAAGTTTATTTCATTCGGAGTTCCAGACCATTGAATACCCCAAGCGTCACCATCTGTGGAGTTTGATGGATAATATCTCTCAGAAATACCCCAAATATCATGTGTGCCATCAGTATCAGCATTATCATTTCTTGCTATATAACCATTTGGCAGAACTGGTTTTGTTGTTGCTGCTGATGGGAATATAACTTGACCAGTAATCGTACCGCCAGCTAGTGGAAGAAATGATGTGCTATTAAAAGCATTAGAACCTAATCCACGTTTTTTAACTTCACCAGCAGCGCCTAGGAATAACGCTGTTGTTGCTGTTGATGTTGCTGAGGTTGTACCTATGTAAAGCTTCCCTGCTGTGGTTACATTACCTGCATTAGTGACTTCAAGTAACCTATCTCCATCTACAGCTCCATTCCATATAGTAAAATCATCATATGCGTTTTCAGCACTACCTGCTCCGCCATCTGTATTCAATACAAAGTGATGTCCACCTTTAGCTCCATACTCTAACCAGTATTTAGCTGTAGATGATGTGTAATTTTGGGAAGGATAGTTTGCAGCTCTAATGTAATTTGAGTATTCTGTGGAGCCTCTTAAAAACTGAAGCTCTGAGTCAAGCTTTAGCGTTCCAGTCATAGTCCCGCCAGCCCTCATCAAAGCTCCAGCATCAGCTACATTGGTAGCATCCGTTACATCAGCGTTATCTTCAACTCCTGAAGCTGTTGAGTACCCACTTAAATCCTGGTCTCCCGTATTAGTTCCTGATGAAGACCCAGAGAAGTTTGTTGCTCCTATTGTACCTGCAAAAGTTGCGTTACCTGCATTAGTTACGTTAAACTTAGATGCTGTGCCGCCAGCGTACCAAACTAAACTACCCGTAGCTGATGTATTATAATTTATTCCAATTTCCCCGTTTGTACCAGGACTTAATCTAACTGATGCACCGCCAAGAAAAAGATTATCTGCTGTTAATCCACCCGTTACAGTAACACCGGTGCTTGTGGTTTCAAGCTTTTTACTACCGTTGTAATACAGTTCAACCGTCCCGTCCTGAACCATCTTAGCCATGTACTCAGTATCCGCTACGTTACTGAAAGTTAACTGGCTACCCGTAATTATTAAATTACCTGAGCCTTGGTCTCTTATATAACTATGACTCCCATCATGATATATCTGTAAGTCTTGAGAAGCACCTAATTGTATTTTATCGCTGTCACCTAAACTAAGAGTACCGTCTATATCAACAGCACCGCTTGAATTAACATTTAGTATAGGAATTCCTGATATGTCAGATACGGCAAATAAATCACCAGTCAAACTATCTGTAACGGAGAATAATTGTCCAGCTGAACCTTGTACGTCTAGTAATGTGCCTCCAGTCCCATTAACAACAAGCTTTTCTACTGGACTAACTATTTTAATGGCCATAATCTATATCGTTAATGAGGTATTTTTCTATGTTTTACAAAGATAACAAAAAAAGAGGGCTAGGATTAATTCCCAGCCCCCCCTCTATGAAATATGATATCTGATGTTATTCTCCACCAGTAATGTGTACCTTGATAGTTTCAGCTGGTAAATCTTGAATACTGATTAATCCAGTAGATTGATTCTGTACGATTTCCGCTAACAACATAGCGCCACTACTATCAATTACGCTGATATGGTATGGAGCAGTCAGGTTATGAGTATTTCCAGCAATCTGTAACTCACCGCCACCGTGATTAGTCTCCGTGTGTACGTAACGTTTTGCGCGGTTTACAATATCATTGATGGTAGCGGTGTTTACCGTAACACCATCCATCTTGTTAAGCTCTGCAGTAGAAGCGGTGATTCCGTCAAGAACACCGAGTTCTGAGCTAGTTACCGCTGAAGCAGCAATCTTACCAGAAGCGTTAGAAACTACAACACGAGAGGCTGTTAAGTCTGTATCGTCAATCGTTGTAGCAGCACCAGTAATTGTAGCTTGCTTACTATTTATTTGAGTCTGTATAGCTGAAGTAACTCCATCTAAATAATCAAACTCAGTATCAGTGACACCTGTAGCTCTTAAAGTTTTAGCGTAGTTAAGGTCAGCAACAACACCTGTAAATCCATCTAGCGTGTTAATCTCAGCAGCTGTAGAGGTTACACCATCAAGGATGTTTAATTCAGCAGCAGTTGAAGTTACCGCTACCCCACCAATGTTAAAGTTGGCTGTAATATCAATAGTACCTACCTCAAGGGAACCCATCTTAACGTCTCCAGGAGTACCAGCAAATACTTCCGCAGTGTTTGTTGCGTCTGTAAGAAATACAAACTGACGTTCACTATCATCGTAACCAAAGAAACCTACTTGTGCTTCCGTACCGGTATGATAACGGAATTCAATACCACGGTCTTTATTATCATCGGATGATGGAGCTGTGTCACCACCAAGAGTAAATACTGGGTCATCAATAGTAACAGTGGTAGAATTGACTGTAGTAGTAGTTCCTCCTACGGTTAAGTCGCCATCTACAATAACACTACCGGTAACCTGTACGTTAGGAGTATTCGTTCCTGAACCAATGATTATATTGGTAGCTCCTGAGCCGTGTACGTTTACAGCATGTGTAGTATCAATTTCTGAAAGGCGTAAAACAAGATTTGTCTTACTTACGTCTTGGTCAGCATGGGTAGCAAAAGCTAATGTTCCATTTCCATCTGTTTTCAAGAACTGTCCTGCTGTACCGTCCGTCACATTCAATCGTGCAATATTGACAGAGTTGTCTGCAATAGCAGCAGCGCCAACAGCATCGTCGGCAATTGTAGCGGCAGTAATTTGGTCATCAGCAATTTTTGCTGTAGTAACCGCATCGTCTGCTAACTTGGCTGTTCCAACTGCACCAGCAGCTAATTTACCAGAAGTAACCCCAAGGTTAGCAATGTTTCCAGTAGCTACAGTGAGGGCAGCCATTTTAGCACCAGTTACCTGGGCATCAGCAATATGTGCTGTGTCAATACTGCCATCAGCATAGTGTTCGCTATCAATAGCGTTATCTGCAATCTTGGCACTTGTTATAGCGTCTGCTGCAATCTTAGCAGTGGTTACCCCTAATGCTGCAATCTTAGCAGTAGTGACAGCACCAGTAGCAATCTTAGCTGCTACTATACCAGCATCTTTAACCGTAAGAGTATTACTACTAAGAGTAATAGTAGTCTCATCAGCTGCCGCACCTACTAGTGTCCATGCTGAACCATCATATACCTTTAGCTTATCTAATGTGCTATCATATACGAATTGACCTTGTGCTGGACTAGAAATCGCATTAATCTGCGTAGTAGACAGGTTCTGAATTTGTGCGTTACGGAGTTCCCCCTTAGCTAAGTCTAAAAACGAACTTAGCTGTATACTGGTGACGGATAACCCCGATACTATCTTTAATGCCATGACTTATTTCTTTTTTACAAATTTAACACTAATTTAAATACGCTTGTCCGCTAGTTGATGCGTCAAACGCTAGAACTACTTGATTATCAGATACATAGTGAACATCACATATTATTAGTGTGCCTGCTGAATCTACAACTGAGACAGATGCTCTCTTGCTTAAACCATGGTCAACAGTCCATGTAGCACTGGGAGATGCTTGAGTGTGTACATAGTTTTTATCAGAGCTACCTGACGCTGCTTGAACACCGGATATAACAACACTCGTAGCAGTGGGAGATGTAGATGTTACATTTACCGCTGAGGCTGTTGAAGCGTTAATGTTAATGCTGTCTCCGCTTTTTATTTCTATGTTGTTACTCACTAATGTCTTCGTTAACAGTGAATAATCCGTAAATCCAAGTCTTTACTTCGCCTCCAGTTGTAGACTGAAGGTCGTATACATACATGCCTCCGTTTACTGCTGCCATAACAGCTGCTGTAGCTGATATAGTGAGTTCTCCAGAGGCGTTACCTACATAGGTAAAAGATGAGTCTCCTATAATATCAGAAGACGAGGTGTCGGTTTCCTTGACGTCCAGCTTCCACGTATACCCAGAAATATCTAAAGCAGCAGCGTCTGAATCTGTAAAAGTAAATTTCAGATTAAACGTGTCGCCCTTTCTACAGGTGACATCTACTCTAGTTGAGTTGTCTAAGTTTATTTGTGTAGCCATTAATCAACATATTCTCTGTACACCAAAATTTTACCAGAATCGCAAGTGACGCTAGAAAACCTACCATAAATAGTTGTTCCCGCTGGAATTGGAGAAACTGTTAAGTCGTCTCCAGTAACCGCGTCTACTGTTACTGTAGCTGCATCTAAAGCTAAAATAGCAACATAGGTGTGGTCATTAATAGTTTCGTTTGCTCCTAATGCATCAAAACCACCTTGGCCAAAATAATTGGCAAAAAAGTTATAAGGTTTAGTTAAGTTGTTTCCCATTTTTATTGTTTTTACAAAGGTAGTAAATTACTGGTTATCAGGATTTTAATAAATCCATCAAGTCGTCCTCTTCTCCTTTCAATTCATCTCTCTTTCCCTGTCTCTGAGAAATAAGTTTAGATTGCTCAACTGCTTGTTTTTTAACCCGCTCGTCTTTTGCTTTCTCCTTACTCCCTTCTATGGATTCTTTAAATCGCATGTCTTGGTCTTTGCTATCTGTTGCTGATTTAGCCTTCATAGCCTCCATCTGAGCCTTAAGTTGATACTCAATCTGAAGAAGCTGAGCTGTCGCTTGAGACTGAGCTTGTATTTCAGCAATTTTTGCTTGACCCTGTGCTTGTATCTCCTGCATCTTGCCTTGGCTTGATGCCATTGCTGTCTGCTGATTCGCTTGAGCTTGCATCTGAGAATTTTGTTGTGCTATTTGCTGCATCAACCTCATTCTTTTCTTGCGTCTGACTATAAGCAGTCTTTCGGCCTGGTCTATATCTCTCAGTTGGCGAACAGCTATAGCGTCCTCCAAGTCAAGCTCTTTTTGAGCGAGAGCAATCTGTATGTTTTGCTCTAGGTAGGCCTTCTCTGTTTCATCCATTTCGGTCTGAACCTTAACGCCAAAATTGTACATAGGCAGGTTTGAGAACGACTGAAGTATACTCATTGTTTTCTTTCCTATTGCTTTTTCGTACACTTGGAATAAAACAGACCTCTTAGGTATTATTTGTAGACACTTTACAATGTCTTCGCATATCTTACTGTAAAGATATATTGAAGCGTTTGTGATATCGTAAATAGCATTGTTACCAGCGGCCATTGCCTGCTTGCGAACTCCTACAAGTTGCTCTCCTTTTGGAGATGTTCCATCCATTACCTCATTGATACCTGTTGTATCACGGATAAGACGGAGGTTATGATTGTAAATAGCAATAAGCTCGTTGATATTCCTAATGCTATTGTCCAGAGACCTAACTGGAGGGTTCTGGAATCCACCTTCTGGATTCTTTGAGCGATAGTAGAATACACCTGTTTGTTCATAGATGTCTTGTATATCTAATGGTTGTAACTCACCACCTTTTCCTAGCTGAACGTTTTCTAATCCTTCGATATCTACAATCAAACCATCTGGCTTTGCCTTTGCAATAGCTTGCTGTAGTTTTAAGTGAGATAACTGAAGCTGGTCGGCAAAACCGATTACAGAGCCTACAAGAGACTTAGGCATCATTCTGCGCAAGTTGGTAGCTATGACGGAATAAGATAGTTTGGCTTTTGTTAAGTCGTGAACGTTTTTAGGGATGTTAGTCTTCTGACCGTATCCAAACATATAATCACAACCAACCACATGGCTGCCACCATATACAGTGGCTGTAGACATATTAATCGGTTTTCTATCGTACACTGATTCTTTCGGCGGGTTGTATTCAAAGCCCTTGTAGTAAAAACCTGTGTTTCCGTGTTTTGATTTCTTCTCCTCAAAGTGAATTTCATCAACAGATATAAACTCAAAATCCATTACTTCTATAATGAACTCATCGTAACCATATGTGGTTCTGTCAAGTGTTTCGTCGTAGTATTTATAACTAAGCTTGTCCGCTCTGTTTTGATACTTACCTTTTACTTTTTGGGCAATTTTCTCGTACTCGTCTTCTGTAAGCTCATCACCAGCGATACGCTTAAGTTCTGATATGCTAATTTTTTTAACATGTCCAGCATAGATGAGGTCTGAGAATGTTGGGTCTTCTGTGTAGCTATGGAAGAAAAACGCCGGGTCAATATACTCCTCTGTGATTCCATAGTTGGGGTCGTTGTTTCTTTTTACAACAGCCATACCACAGGCTACTAAGTCGTTTACAGAACGTCTATAAACTCTTTGGTCAAAATCATTCCACTCTAGTGTAAGAGATGTTCCTAACTGAGCCGCTATTTCAGCGTCTGTTTTTACGGTGGAATCTATAAATATTTCAGCTTCTTCTTTAGTGTCTGGAACAGAGTTTAAATCATCGTCTATTCTAACACCAGCTTGTTTAGCCTCGGAGAGTATCTCCTTGTTATCCACGTTAAACATCAGCTTAGCTTTCTTCTCGTCTTTCTCTGTTCTTGAGAGAGGGTCGATAGCTATTACGTTGGGATATGGCTTTCTAGACAATATATTGTTTACTACAATCTTTACAAACTTGGGAACGATAGGCACTGGAGACCAGTCAAGGTTTAGCAACGTACCGTCCCCGCTGTTTGGGTCTAATGAGTTTAATATCTGTTTGTAGATTGAAGTATCCTGTGTACCATTCGCATAGTCGCGATTAGTTTCAAAATCTTTCATCCTTCTACGAAACAAACTACGCTCGTCGTCTGAGTTACCCCACTGCTTTTCTATAGCCTTGGCGTACTTCAGTCCATACGATTTGGACGTTTTTTGTTTGTGCGGTGAAAATGGGTCTGGGAAATTACCGTACTTTCCCTCTTCGTTGTTTTTATCGTACATATAGCCTTTCGCAAAATACTTCCTCGCAAATATACGAAATTAAAGCTCTGTCTATCAACGCCTTATTTCCTTGGTATATCTCCGGAAAAAGTTTTTATCATTGAATTGAGATTGCTTTTTTTCGACCTTAGACTTCTGAGCTCCAAGCAATGCGAGGCCACTTGAAATCGTTAAATCGTATTTTGTACGGTTGTCTATTTTGTATCCTATCCAGTCCTCTAGCGTTCTAGTGAAGTACATTTTGCCTACTTCCCCAGTCTCTGAATTAATTCCAACGTGCTCTTCTACGTAGGCTTCTATTGCGTGGGCATGAGCCTGGATAACATCAACAGAGTTAGACGGAATTCCCCTGGTCTTCGTTACTGTTGCTGCATTTGGGGACTTTAAGTGGTCGGGTCTCTTCATCACATACTCTTCGTATCCCCTAGCCTCAAAGTGCCTTACTATTCCATACTTGTTATTCTCTATCAAGAGTGGATACCCGTAAAACACAGCTGCCATTAGAACATCTTCGTAGAATATTTTGGCTAATGGTGGTCTAGATGCGTACTCGGCAACAAACATATTGGCTGGAGCAGCCATATTGAACTTATTGTAAAGGTGACAAGCTCCTTTTGAACCCCTGTTGTCCGCTGTTGAGTCTAAATCATAACTATCGACTCCACCAACGCCTATGTTTCCGTTAGATGGGTGCTTTTTACCCTGCTTAATAGAGTGCTTGTTCCTGTTTTCTGGTTTTGGCATCCAGCTTAAGAACCATCTGCCGTTTTTGTTTGGACTGAATACAACCTCCTTGTCCTTCACCCCATCCTTCCAAGAGAAATTCCCTTGAACCACTGGATTAGGGAAAAGTTCCTGATTGTGCTCTAGCTGTTCGTAAATCTTACCGATATTGAAGGTTGAACCTTCTATGCTGTCCCTCATTGCCTCCTCAACAGTAAAAGGAAACTGCCTAACATATTCATTAAGCTCTCTTGCGTCGTGTTTTAATGCGTCTCTCTCGTTTTTTAGATACGTCTTCGCGCCAATGTCAACAAAGTCGCCGTCAATCGTTTTAACAGGTTTCTCAGGGTCTTCGATAATCGGGTTTCCGTGGTTGTCGAAGAATCCTTCAAGAGCTTCATACGCGGGTACAAATAACCTATAAAGTCCAGTCTTCGTTCTACCGTTGGCATTCCTGTCTTCTGGGTCTGAATCTCTCCAGAGTTCTTTGTATTGCTTTCCACCTTTGTCCATTGGATTTACTGTAGACCCCATCAGACACTTGCCTATAATTTTACGACCTACTATTAAACACGTTCTTTCTATACGCCAGGCTTCTCTAATATCTGTTGGACGCTCCCACTTTCCGCTTTCATCCATATACATAAGGTGAAGCTTTTCGCCATCGTATGCGTTATTCGTGGTGTTCTTCCAATTTATTATCGTGTTCAAAGCCTCACCTCTGTTAGAAGTCTTGTTGTTCTTTGTTATACGTTTGGACGGCTCTCTGAATGCTAGCTCCATGCGTGGATTGGTAGTACCGTCTTGTATAGGCTTAAAGAAAAATGGATAAGACCTAAACATTGGAACCACCTTCTTCATGAAGATGTTCTCCTGTGCATCCTTACCTGTCTTTGACTGAATTCCGAGAAGTTTTTCCTTTACCTGTGTTCCTTCGTCAACAAGTATGGCTGCTGACATATTTGTGTATCCAGAACGTCTACACTTTGTGTACATCTGTCCCATTGAACGCGGGTCTGACTCACAGGCTGCGAAGTGAAGAAACAATCTTCCCTGAAACTCTAGGTAGTATCCGTAGCCGATGTCAAGCTTCGACCACTGGAGCATCATATAGTGTCTCCCTGTAATATATACGCGTTCACCGTTATTGAAAAACCAAACACCCTCGCGCCTACGCTTAAACTCCTCCTCGATATATGGAGAAAAACGTTTTTTGAATTCCGAGGGCATTTCGTACCACTCATCCATAGACCGAATCCTTTGCAGCTCTTCTGGCACAGGAAGTCTTCTCCACATTTGCATATGTGCAGGCCTTCCATGATTGAGTATTTCTTCGTCTTTCGGAGCTTTGGGAAGCTGAATGTCAATCCCACCAACTTCGATGACTTCACCATCCGTATCGTTGGGACATATGTTGACAACATAATTTTTGTAACCTTTAGCTTCTTTGAGACCTGCCATTCCATTTTATTTTATTCCCAGTAGAGGAACCTCCAATTACTTTGAGAATCGCTCTGCGAATCCCCCAGAGTAATCTGTTTCTTCTTCGATTCCACCTGTTTCTTTGAGTTCTCTAACCATTTGCTCGAGTCTTTGGTACTCGATGAGGAGCTCTTTTGCATCTGTCGCCGTCTGTTTAATGCTTTGTAGTTCTGCTTTGCGCTGAGAGCCAGAGAGCTCTCCGTCCACAGGCTTTCTAATCTCGTCAATCATATTATTGATTGCAACCTCCATAGAGGACAGCAGTCTTGTTGACGCTTCTACAGTAGTAAACTTACGCTTCCTTGACATAAACCAGCTCTGTTGTACGCATACGATATACCTTGTCGCCATTGATTAGCTCCATCTCGTATTCCGAATTTTCTCTGTAGCCCACCATATCACCAGGCTTCGTTCCAATCCATTCTGAATCTGCGGGTAAACTGAGTAGTATTCCCTCCAGTTCTGGTTCTTCTTTGATGCTAAGAATAATGCCAGAATCACTTGCTTCCTCTTCCGGCTCATCGGGGGGTGTAACAAAACACCAATCGCCAAGCATAGTAATATCACCAGCTTCGTTTTCGATAGCGATAGCGTGGTTTGAATATCCTCCTCCAGCATCGTAATTAACCAGGTATAAATCATCTCCTATATTATAAATTTGTTCTATAACTACGTGGTGATGAAAGTAGAGGGTGTCTCCTATGCAGTCGAATGCTTTTGGACAGCCTACAATCTCAGCGCTGTTTACCCTGTGTTCGAACTCATTGAACTTGCTCACAAGCTTTAGTGTGCCTCCATTGAAAGAAACCTCGTCTTTAAACTTGTTGGGTATGTGTACTATAAAGTGGTG